GTCGCCCTGCAATAGGATGCTGCCGCTTTTTGTCAGTCGGACAAACACCGCGTTGGAGGCAGCAGCGGACACGTTCAGGGATGCTAAAATCAACACCTTAGATGTAGCGGAAGATGGCGTGATGGGCGCGGTGAACACACTACCGAATGTAGTCCCAGTGACGCTGGCTGGGTCTTTTTTCTCCGCAAGAACAACCTGAAGAATCTTGCCGCTGCCACCGCTCGGCGAAGCCCATGTGCCATCGGCCTTCAGATACTTGCCTCCGGCCGCATCGCCTGCCGCCGGCGCAGGCACTAGGCCTTTGGTGCCGCCGGAGCCGGAATCGCCCACCATGGCGTTCAAAAAGGCCGTGGCAGCCGTGGCCGTCAGTTCCTCGACCGCGCCCGTGCTGGCTGTGGTCCGGCCAAGAAGGCGGGCCGTGCTCATGGTCAGGCCGGAAGAGGAAATACTGCCAGTGAGGGCGTAAAGCGTATCCCAGTAAGTCTTGAGCGTTGCCTTGATGTTGGCCCATGTGACCTTCTTCAGCACGTTGCTGGCCGCCGAGTCAATAAGCGGCATCGTGTCGCCGTCCACTGGCGTAGTCTTGGACGTGGCTCCGTGGATAGAGGAGCCGACGTTTCCGGCGTCCGTGACATCCGCCGCCGCTTCAATGCCATCTAGCTTGGTGGCGTAAGCTGTGGTCATCAGGCCGTCCTGGCTGGCGCTGGCGTCCCTGATCTTGTCAGAGCCGCCCGTGACATGGCTGGAGGCATGGGCCGTGGGCGTCCTGGCGTCGGACAGGCGGGCGTCAGTGGTGAGAACGTCAACGTAGGTTGACCAGCTTCCCGAATGGAACAGGCGGCGGATTTGGCTGCCTGCTGTATCGTAACCTGTGCCGCTAATGGTGGCCGTGCCGTTACGGACAATCACCGTGTAGCCTTTGCCCTCGGTTGGGCTGGGGTCTGTAATGGTGGCGGAGGCCGTGACGACATAAAGTCCGTCGTTTGCGGCGGTGAAGTTGGCGGATTTCACCTCGGCGGGCTGCAAGGCCGTTGCCGCTAAAGCCCCTTGCGCTGCTGTGGCAAAGTATCCGACGTCCTCAGCGGCGGCGGTTCCGATGTCGGCGGGCTGGACGGCGGTATCGGCTAAAGCGCCCTGGGCGGCCGTGGCGAAGTCGCCCGTGTCGGCAAAGGCGGCCGTGCCAAGATCGGCCTGCGCGTAGGTCTTGACGGCGGCAATCGTGGCCTTGCGGTCCACATCTGGCGTGCCCGGCAGGTTGAGCGGGATTTCCTCCGTGCCATCAAGCGTGGCCCGGCTGGTAAGATTGGTAATGAGGGAATCAGCCATTAATCAAAAGATCGCCTGTTTGGTTTAGGAGGAGATGGCCCCCTGCATTCAGCAGGAGGCGGCTAGACTCCCCCGGCAAAACTACACTAGCCGTATTGCTACTTGGCCCCTCCCCTGCGTCGTTGACTGGCACCACATAGTAAAGGTAGGTGTTGTCGTTCCCAACACCTACATCGTTTGAGAAAGTCAGCGTTTCTGGTCCGACGGTACCTTGCAGTGCCCACCCCGTATTGGACAAGTCGTTCCTCCAGATTTCATAGCCAAAGCCAGCCGATGATGTCTTGTTGCTAGCGGTCCAAGAAAGGTCGGCTTGATAACTTCCTATAGCGGCCTCTACTGTTAGCACAGGGGCAACGCTTGGTGGCGTAAGCGTCCCTGAGCCGCTTGAGCCCGCACCGAGGAGGACAAGGGCGTTTGCCATTAGCCGGGAATGATGGCGTAGGTGATGGAGACAGAAACGGTGCCGGAGCCGGTGGTTTCCACATTTAAAGCCTCGCCCGTGCTGGCCTTAAAGAGCGCCATCTGGTTGTCTGGGTTGCCCATGTTGGACCCCCCGGACGCAGCAATAAATTCCGTGGCGGAAATGGCCGTGGTGCCGGACTTGAAAACAACCGTGGCGTCCACATTAGAACGAATCTCCACCGAGAACACGGCAATGCGCCATGTCCCGGATGGGGCAGCCACCAGAGTCTCGGTGTCAGGCGAGGCCACCTCAACAAACGTGCGGGCCTTGGCAACGGCATCACCGCCGCGAGGGTTGTAGTAGCGTTCTGGGAACAGATTCATTGGATGGATTATGCGGGTTCAGGGTTTTCTGGCAAGTCTTTTCGGCCTGCGGCCTCGCGCTTAGCGGACGCCTGCCGGATGCTGGCAAGCTGGCTGGAAACAAGGGTGGCGACCTCGTTGTAAAGGACGTGTTCGCGGAGGCAGTCGCAGACAATCTGCGGATTCCTGATCTTGGCCGGGTCTGGCGGCTCGCCCTGCTTGACCGGCCCGGCGGGCTTGACGGCCTCGGCGATGGCTTTGCGCAAAGCCCCGGCGGCGTGCTCGGCGTAGGGCTTGACGATCAGTTCATTGAATGCCTCGCTGTTTTCAAGATGGACAAGCAATTCATGGGCGCGGGCGGTCTGGTCGGGTGTCATCGGTTAGGAGGTGGCGGTTGTGGCTGGGCGGCCTGGGCCTGCTTGGCGGCGGCCATAGCTTGGGCCTGGGCGATCTCAGCGGAGGCCTGCTGCATGGCGGTCAGGGTTTCCTCGGGGTTCGGCTCGCCGATGTCTTTCAGGATGTTGCCATACTGGCGTGCAAGGGCGTTCTGCATGGGCGGGGCCAGGGTGGCGAACTGGTTCAGCACGTTGATAATGGCCTGTCCTGTTTCGACCATCTGGCTTGAATGAGCCTTGGTCAGGGACACTTCAAACACGTTGGAAACGTCCTGTGGGAACGTCTTGATCCATTCCAGCAAGGCCGTCCCTTCTTCCTGGCCTACCTGCTCCATGAGGGCCGCCATGCCTGCCACGGTGTTGGTGATGGTGTAAAGCTCGATGTCGATGAATGACCGCAGCATGGATTGCAGGCCGATCACGATTTCGGATTCACGGGCGCGTAGCGACTGGTTGCTGGTGTTCTCCAGAATCTTCGCCACGCCAAGGGTGTCCTGGCCGGGCACGTCGGCCACGCTGGCCTCGGCCGGGCTGGTCAGGCCGGCGCTGATCTCGGCCCGGCCCACGGCCTTTTCCATGAGTTGCCCAAAAACCTCGATGTTGGCGGGCTGGACGGTCTTGACGGACATGGCGTCGTCTGCCGTGAAGCCTGCCCGGAGCTGGTAGCCTTCGGAGTTGCGGAACTGGATGCCGCCACCGTCGATGCCCTGCTGGGTGGCAAGGGGGTTCTCAAAAATGACGTTGCCTGAGGTGTTGGCGTCGAACTCGATACGGTTCAGCATCTTGTCGGCCACTTCGGCCCAGGTGTCCAGAAGCTCATAGTAGCCTCGCCCCGTCCAGCGGTGGAGCTTGGGCCAGATGCGGTGACAGGTGTAGGGGTGCGGGTGCTCCTTGTCGTTCCAGGGGAGGATGATGGAGGCGTATTCGTAGTGGACAGGGATTTTGGCGTCCCAGTCCAGCAGGACGTAAATGCTTTCGTCGTAGCCGTCGTTGTCGGCGTCGTAGCGAATCCAGCACTCGACATACGTCCGGCGCTTGTAGCGGTTCGGGCTTTGGTCTGCCGGGCGCTGGGTGTTCTCATCCTCGCCGTCACGGACACGGTTCAGGGAAGCGCGAACGGTGTAATTCTCATAATCGCCGCCGGGCAGGCTGTTTGTCTTGATGGCCTGCTGATAAGCGCCATACGTCTCTTTGATCCTGGTATCTGGGTCGTAGGAAATCAGCAGATCGCCAGGGTTGGCGGCGAAAACGTGGCCTTTGACAGGGCTGGCGTCGATGCTGGCGGCGTTTGGGTGGCAAAAGAAGTCCCCGTAATGGATCACGGTCACCTCGCAGCCGGGCTCCTTGCTGGTGCGCTGCATGACCACATGCGGCTTTGCCATCTCCAGAGCCGCGCCTTTCGTGGCCCAAACGGTCGGATCACGCTGCAAAACCTGCCGCTCGGGATAGGCCGGATCGTCAACCCAGATGTCGGAGGCCAAGACAGGCTGGCCCTGGCTATCCTTTAGCGTCTTGCCGTCCAGTTTGACGCCCTGGATAACAACGGGCTTCATATAGAACGCCTCGGCCAAACCTTCCCTGGTGATTTCCTGGCCTCGAATCAATGCCCCCTGCATGGCCTTCTTGCCTGTTTCGTTGAGGTTAATGGCCTGCGCCCGCTTCTTCAGACGGCGCATCAGGGTGTCGATGCTCGGGTTTTCGTCCTCGGTGCCCTCCGCCGCCGGGCCGAAGAAGGCCGCCGAGGCCAGCAGGTCGTTTGCCATCTTGTCGCCATGCTGGAGAACGGGTGTCATCGGCACATTCAAGGAAAGGTTGGTTTCCTTGAACAGCAGGCATTGCGCCTTCCTGTGCTCGAAATCCTGCTCAAAGGCCAGTTGGTAGTTGTCCCAGCGGTAGAGCGTCGATCCCACCCGGTATTCCCGGCTGGTGGTCTGAACGCCCATCAGGTCGCGCTTGTCGTTCACCTCGGCGATGACGTGCTGAATGAAGGCGTCCTCTTCGTAATCGGAGGCAAACGTCAGGTGAGATTCAATAAGGCGCTTCATTTATTGGGTGTAGTTATTGCCGTGGTTTTAGGCTTCTGCAAGCCAATCGTGCCGCCCATGACGCGGGCCTGTGCTCGGGCCTGCTCGCGGGCCTTCTTGAACTTCTCAATCAGGCTTTCCGTGGGCTTGGCCCGCTCGGCCGGCGTGGCAGTGGCCGTGATGCGGCGGGCGGCGTCGGCGTAGAGCTTACCGTCAAGCTCAGCAAAGCGGCGCTTGGCGGCCGGATCGGCAATGGGGGTCTTGTAGCCGGGCGTGCCGCGCTTGGCTCCTGGTTCGCGGACGTAGTAATCATCGGCCTGGAGGGGCTGTGGATACCACGCGGCCACCGGGTTAAGGCGGTTGGCGCGGAGCAAGAGGGCGTCCGGCTGTGGCTTTACCACGGTGTTAGCCTGGAACAGCAGACGGGCGGGCGGGCTGTATTCCTTGCGCATACGCTCGCCTGTGGCCGTAATTTTGGGCTCGGCGGCGAAGATGGGCAGCTTGGGGGCCACTTCCGGGTTTGGCAGGCCGGTATAGCCGATGCCTGCCGTCTTGGTGTCGCGGATGAGGTCGTCCCAGTTACGGAGCGGCTGTTTGATGAGATTCGGAATCGCGCTGTTGATGAACTGCTTAGCGGCCCAGTTTGACGTTGATGGGTCGCGGCGTTCTTCAAAGTCGCGGATGGTTTCCATAACGCCGGAGAAGCCTTGCAGAAAGGATTTACCCTCAACGGAGGCCAAGAGACTGGAGCCAATGAAGCGCAAATAGCTGGCGTCAGCCTCGCCCTGCTTCCGGCGGCGGTTCACCTCCATGTAGTTACGGTAGCCGTCCACCCAGGCAGAAAGCAGGGTGGCGACGGGCTCGTAACGGGAGAAGTTGAACGAGGTAATCACTTTGCCGTCCTTGTCGCGGAACAGGATGGAGTTTGCCCCGCCGGTGCTGCGCAGGAATGCCTCGCGCTCGCCCTGGGTGCCGGGCGCATAGGGGCGGTTGCCGACAATCAGAATCGGCTTCTTCTCGTCGTCATCGTCACCTTCAAACATGCTGGCAAGCATCATCCAGCCAAGCCCGGCCAACAGGCTTTCGGAAACGTCCTTGATCTGCATTGCCTTCGTGTAGTTCTTCAGGAACGGCTCTCCATCCTTGACCTTGAACAGCCCGGCCCGGGCGGCGTGCCAGAGGCCCACCACGGCGGAGCCGCCAGCCTTGCGCAGGCCGACTTTGATAATGTTCGTGGGGGTCCGCTGGAACGGGAAGATAATTCGCATGATCTTACCCCAGACTTTGCGCCAGAAGATGCGGTTGCGGAGCTTGGCTGCCCCTTCGTTGTCGCCTTTGGCCTCGGCTTCGGCCATGAGCTTTTCCAGGTCGCGGACGCTACGGCTGCCGCCTAGGATGGTGTCCACAAGGTCGGTTGCGGCGTTCTCGTCTTGGAACAGCAGTTCCTCGGCGGTCTTGTTGGCCTCGGCCCAGACTTGGCTGCCTGGGTTGGCGAGGGCGTTGGCAATCTCGGCCTCCAAGAAGGCGTCCCGGTTCTTACCCGTCAGGCCTTGCTGCTTGGCCTGGAAGGCGGCGGCCCGGTAGGCGATGGCCGTGGCTTCCATGTGAAGGATGGAGGTCTTGAAGAACGCATCCGTGAAGCGAAGCAGGCGGCCCGGTAGGCGGGCAAGCTGCCCGGCCTTGCCGCCGATGGAAGGCCGGTAGGCCCCCACCTTGTCCAGGCTGCCGTCTTTGAACTCGATCTCCATGGGCTCGCCCAGGTATTTATGGCGGACGGAATCGCCCTCGGTGAGGAAGGACTGGCGGGCCATGTCCAGGGCGGGCATGATGGAGCCCATAAAGGCCTTGGCGACGTGCTTGAACTCGCCAAGTTTGGCGCTGTTCGGGTCGCGGTATAGCGTGTTCATCCCAGCCTCAACCATGCGCTGCGCCGTATAGTGCCAGAGCACGTTGGCGGCGTTGCCGGTGAGGTTGGCAACCTGGGTCTGCGGGCCGGACAGGAGCGGCCAGTTGATCCAGTATTCATAGAGCTTGTCTGTGACGCTGGCCTTGGCGGCGGAGAACTCGCGGGCCACGGCGTAGAAGCTCGCCATGTCCTCGGGGTCGAACGGACCGAACACGCGGACTTTTTTGCCTCCTGGGGTGTCGATCACCTTGGCAATCAGGCTTCCGGCCTTGTTGCGCCGGCGGGCGGGCTGGAGGGCATAGTTCAGGATGTCGTTCACCTTGCGCTCCAAGTCCTGCTGTTGCTGTTGCGTCAGCGGCGGGGCCATGGTGCCAAGCGGGCCGGACACGGCGGCCATGCGCAGGCCCACCTTGCGGGCGAGGCTGTCGAAGCCGGAACGGATCAGTTCGCCCCAGCCCTTGCCTGACTTCACCTCGGCGGCCAGGGCCGGGCGGATAATGCCGTTTCGGGCCTCTTCGATGAACTTGGCAACGTCGGCCTCATTGATCTGCAAGGCTCCGGCAATGTGGGCGTCGGAGAAGCCACGGAAGGCCAGGCGCATGATGTCGCGGCCGTTGTCGAACTTGTCCAAAGCCTCGCGGACGGCTGGAAGCTCAAGGATGGCCGTTTGCAGGCTGTAACGGTCAACGGTGGAAAGGGTCATGTCCTGTTCCATGATGCCGACACGCTTTAGGATGTTGGCCTTCAGCTTCTCGTTTGCGGCGTCGGAACGTTCCAGAATTTCCTCCTGTGTCTCCTGGCCCCTGGCCTCCTTCAGGGCGGCCTCAATGTCAGCCCGGCGGCCTGCCTGATACCCGGCAAGCTGGGCCTCAAGCTCGGCAATGCGGCGGGCCTTGGCGGCGGCCGTGGGGGCCAAGGCAAGGCGGCGGCGCACCTTGGAGTCTGGGCCGAAGATGACGGTTAGCGCCTTGTTCCAGCGGTCCTGGGGCGTTTCCAACGGGTCGCGGCGGCCAGCGAGGGCCTGGGCGGTCAGTGTTCCAATGTCGAGGTAGTAGTTGCCGAGGCGGTGGAGAAGCAAGCGGGTGGCCTTGTCGCCCGTCATGGCAACCACTCGGTTCAAGTGCTCGATCACCGCGCCGACAACGGCCTGTTCCTCCGGCTTCATCATGGCTTTTTCGTCGGCCAGTTCGGAGGCAAAGGCGATAGCCTTGTCTGGATCGGCCTGGACTTGCTGGGCGGCCCATTTGCGCATCTCGTCAAGCACCACGGTCGCCGGGCCTCCCACCATGTCGCGGGCGGCTGTCAGGGCTCGGTAGAAATCGCGGGCGGCTGGGTCGCGGAACTGCTGGGACAGGTTACGGCCGGACATGGCCCCGCTGGCCTGCACGGCGGCCACGGCATCGGGGTCGTTGCGCAGGGCGTCGGCGGCCTCGGCATCCTTGCGGAGCTGATCCATCATGTCAGACGTTTCCTGCACGTCTGCCGCCTCCCTCACGGCCTCGTTGGCGGCCTCTTCAAGCTCGGCTGCCTGGGCCTCGTCGGACTGGCGGGCCGGGCTGGGCTGGCCGGGCGGGTTGTAGAGGATGGACGGGCTGGCTGGGTTGAACCGCTGGGAAAGTGGGATCACGTTGCCGGACTCGTCGTAGGTTACGGGATCGGCCAGTTTTGCGTCGTTTGGATTTTGGATAATGTATTCAGTCGTGCCGTAAAGTTTAGATGTCTTGCTCTCGGCATTCCGAATGTATGCCTTAATCACGCGAGATTTAGCATCCAGTTTACCGCTCTCTTCATCTGCGGCGTATTCTTCAGCCGTAGCAATATCGGGCGAGAAGTAGATGCCGGGCTTATTGCCATAAGCTGCCCTTGGTTGCATTGGCACAAAAACATCAAACTTGCGGCGTGTCCCGTGATAAACCGGACCCACATCGTAACCAGCATTTTTTGCCGCCTCATCCACCATGCGCTGAGCCTTGTCCGTGTCTCCAGCCTCCACGGCGGCCATGTATTCGGCGTCCTGCGCGGGCGTGACGGCCGCCTGGCCGCCGGGCGGGTTGGCTAGGCCGGGCTGACCGCCTTCGTCGGCGGGCAGCGGCATGGGCGTGGCCGGGCCGATGTCGGCAGGCTCGGGCTCGGCGGGTGTCTCTTTGGCTGGCGCGGCCATCTTGACGCCTAGCACGCTCTCGGCGGCATAAACGGCGGCATTGGTGCGCTGGCGCTGCCAGGCTCCCTGGCTGGGTGCCCACTTGAAGCCGTTGGCCTTCAACTTGTCGATCATCTCGCTGCCGGGCTTGGCGTCGAAGAAGATTTGGACGCGGTTCAGGTCGGCGTTTTCCTCGACCCGGCCACCTTCAAACGTGGCCTCGCGGGCGGCTGTGGCGCGGAGCTTTTCCATGCCTGCCAGCCGTTGTTCCATGCGGCGAATGTTGGCTTGGTTGTTTGTGAGGGTGAAGGATTGCCAGCCGAGGCCGTAGCCGCTGGGCGGGTTGAGGCTGGAGGCGATTTCCTTGTCCGTGAACCCGAGTTTGCGCAGGCCGTCCGCCATGGCGGCTTTGTCGGTGCCGAGTTTGCGGATCAGCGCGTTGCCTTGCTTCATCATTTCTTGGCGCTTCTTGGCGTCCTCAATGTCCTGCCTCAAAAGCTCAGGGGCATTTTTGAGGTCTGACGAGATGATGGCGGGCGGCTGTGGGTTGATCGTGTTGGCAATCTTGGCCTTGGCCTTTTTGTCCCATGCCAGGAACTCTTCCAGTTTGGAGTGATACGCCTCATTGCGTTTTTGCATCCTGGCGACCGGGAACCGGGACGGGCCGGCAATCATGGAAGAAACAATTCCCGCTTTAGAACGAAGCAGGTCTTTTTCTTTTTCGAGATACTTTTCTCGGTATCTGGCAAATTCAACTTGAGCGATAGCTTTTTGTTCTTCCGTTGTCGCCATAGATTCAATCGCGGACCAAACGGCATTCATGTAGGCGACATACTGGCGCTGTTCGCTTCGGGCGCGGACATCCGGCACAAACGAGGTTCCTCTG